TCGGTTAAGCCACCTTCAATTTTTGGACTTCTCAGATCGAATATCATCATGTTTTTTGTTGCACATTTAGGACAGCTAACTGTGGCTTCATAGTCGGCTCCATAAGCCGTCGCACGAGCTTTGATGAGTATCGCATTGCGGTCACACACAAGAAGCGTTAAAGGGTCAATATTGGCGTCTACAATGATATTTGAGAGGACTCTCTCTAGTGCTATTCCTTTTCTCAATAAAGATTGATTAGAAAGCGTATCTTCATCCTTTGCAGTCATATATTTTATTTCAATATAGTCTTTTCCACTCAATGGATGGTCGTCTGGATATCCCTCTCCTTTTGATGGAAGATCTACTATTTCCGTTGGCGCCACAAAACTAAGTGGGTTAAAAGATAATGGAGCTTCTGCATGCTCTGGTTTATTGTCTATTCCAAGACGGTTGGAATTTCTTCCCATTATACCTCCAGTTATTCAAAAGTAGCAAAGTCGTATGCTATTTCAATTGTTATTTCTGATATTTCATCACTTGAATAATCAAGTTTTGCAAAGTTTACGTTTTTTATAAACGCCCCTTTTAATTTCCAAGTTTCCAGTGGGTTCCCATCACCATCAAGTTGTTGGATGATCATGTTGTTAGCGATAGATGAATCTTCTATTGCTTTTTTTAAACCACTCATCGGTGTTCCGATAGAAGGGTTGCTATATCCGAAGTCTTCCATTTCATTCATCAAGACACTAGATACATCTCCAATGTCTGCAACAATAATAGAGATAGGCTTCCAAGTAACAATTCCGGGAAAGTTAAACTTGTGGTTAATGAGTTGATATTCTTTACTAGAAACATCAAAAGATGGCTTGTCGACAGACTTGGCCCACCACCAAGTTGTGTTCTCGCCATCTTTTAACCTGAAACGATAATTCCTTTTTGGTTCTAGTGCACTATCTGCAATGTTACTCCAAAAGGTCATTTAGTCTCCTTATTGTTCACCCGGCTTAGGGAACTGAATTTGGTCACCAAATGAGCCATCTGGGTTCAAGCAGTTAGCCCAATCGTATCTCCAAGTAAGGTCGATAGTTCTCATATCATCGTTAGAGTAATCAAGAGTTGAAAACTTAACAGATGTCAAGAATGGGTTGTTCAATGTCCAAGTTTCAACAGGAGTTCCATCACCTTTAAGAACTTCAATAAGAACACTACCAACAGCATTGTTCATTCCAACCTTTGTGATGGATGTAGGTTTATTCCCAAACTCTTGTGAGCCTTTGATGGAGTATCCTGCATCAAGAACAATCTGGTTTGTCATCTGAACAGCATTTGGAGAAATAGGATCAACCAAAGTCATGCTGACTGGTTCCCACTTAACGCGTCCCGGAAAGTAATACTCATTATCAAAAAACTGATGAGTAGTCTCGGTTACGGTGTAAGTCGGTGTTCCGACTGTTTTAGCCCACCAAACGATACCGCCACTAGATGACTGAGCAAATGCTCCACCTAATGTAACTCGCCATCTAAAATTTCTTTTAGGTTCTGTTGTGTTTTCGGTCCAAAATGACATAATAATGAATCTCCTATTTATCCTTAACTAGTCTATATTAAAATTCTACGCCACTTTGGGTGATAACAAAGTCAACAGCGATGAACTCGATTGCACGGGCAGGCTTGACGAATACCTTAGCGTACAAAATGTTTCTGTCTTGCAAGTCTGGCGTAGTTGTAGTCTCGTCAAGAACAAGTTTGTATTCTGTAATACCGTAGTCAGAGCGAACTTGAGAAAGAACAGCTTCGGCACGAGTCTTAAAGCGGTTCCAAGTTGCTTGAACGTTTTGGTCGAATAAGATAGTATCAGCGATATCTCCGATCTCTCTCTTCAAGTAGTTCATCAAGCGACGAACATTGATGCGGTCAAGAGCAGATGCATCTTGTTGTAAAGTCTTTTGGCCAAATACAACGGTGTCACCAGTTGCAGGGAAACGAGCGATTGGGTTAACGTTTACTTCATACAACTTATCACGGTCTGACTTTGTCAAGTGCTCAGCTGATCCAAGAACAACAGGTCCTTTTGCTCCACCAAGAGGGTTCAAACCGCCACGGTTGAAACCAGCTGGTGCAAACCAAGGTTGAGAGTCGCCCTCAGACTTCGCAATAGCTCCAATAGCAGCTACTGAAGGAGGAGCCAATAGAACAGAGCCGTTACTGTTTAAAGTGTCCTTAAGACGTATATTTGGGTAGTATGTAGCACCATAAGAAGTGTTCAAAGCCATTGTGTTAATGGTGTTGATGGTGTCGTTGATGCTCAACTCTGATGCATTAGTAGCGCCGTTGTCAGCAGTTGACTGATAGATACCTTCAAGATCAATGATTGCCAATGCATCACCGCGCTCTTCGGTTTGACGCAATAGATCTCCAACGATACGTTGGTTTGTAACTCCCGGAATAGAAACAAGGTCGTAACGAATAATGTCACGGTCTTCAATCATCTCTAAAGCTTGGAACATAGAGTGTCTTTCATAGTCATCTTCAGCAAGTCTTGCTTCGTTGAATGGGTTCTCGAGAAGTTGGTTAACTCCATCAAAACCACCGAAGAAAGGAGCTGCAAACTGCTTAATTCCTTTTGCAATAATGTCTGAGATGTTCCCACCATCGATGTTTGATGTGGTTTCGTCACCATCAAAATAGAATGCAGTTGTAGAGGTAGAAGAAGACTGCATGTGCTCCAATGTAAAGAAGTAAGAAGCATCAGTTACAGCTGCACTTTCATCTAAATGCATTTGGAAAGCGTCGCTGCTTCTCAATAAACCAACATCTCCGATAGTTTCATCGGTACCGTTTAGTTCTTTCCAGCGAAGACCAAATACTTCACCAGCAGGATAGTCACGAGATCCTAAGTAAGAACCTGAGTCTGTCAACAAGTGAGTCGGGTGAGTGAACTTGTAAGAAATACTAGCTAGAGACTTATCTACAAACAAGCCGGCTGTATTACCAGCAGGTACAGAAGAAGAGCCATATACCCACAATTTATTTACATCTGACGTCGTGTCATTAAAGTCAATATCATCTTTCTTAAGAGGGCCAACAAAACCAACTGGCAAGTCGGATGGTGCCAATGTTGAGTTTTCTGCCAACTCAATGCGAATAAGGTTTGAGTTGTTTGGATTCATTTTCTTAACATCAACAACAAACTTACCAGAGTTACCGCCAGTTCCTTCTTGCCAATACTGATGAAAGTCACCAATTTTCTTTGAAATAAAGTTAGGAGAGTCAGGATTGAGAGTCAAGTTTGCAAACTTCTCAACATAACCAGCTTGTCCATATTTACGAACTTCGATAGTGAATGTTGCATTCTTTTTAGAAACACTAGCTTCGCTTAAGTCTTTAACAACAACGTAATATTCTCTTTGGAACTGTGCTCCGTCATCAATAGCAGCAATTCTAAATAGTTTTTTAGAAGAAGGTTTTGCACCAACAAACCATCCAGTCTTAGAGGCTGTTAGTTCACTTTTGAAAGTAACCCACTCGCTAGAGGAAGCTACAGTATCTCCACCCAATGCTGCAACAAAACCAATCAAGTCAGTTCCGTCTAAGTCATTAACTTGAGCTTCAAAAGTTTCTCCCAAGAAATAAGACTCATTAGCTGCATCATATTGAGTTGGGTCCGTATTGAATACGTTACGAATATAGTTTACACTGTTCTTGTTGAAATCAAAAGTATAGTCTTGATCCCCAGCAGAGTTTGAGATATTCATTGTGAACTGCCCACCGGCTCCAATAACAAATGTACTAGCTTTAGCGGTAATATCTGTAGTTCCGTCGGAGAAAGCCTTACCGGTAAGACCTAGTTGATTGCCGTTGCTGTAGAATACTGCCGCAAGAGTTCCGGTAATAGGAGAGGTCGCACCAGAAGGAGCAATAAACAAACCAAGAGAACCTGTGTAGTCCGCTGCAAGCATGCCTGTTGCGATAGAAGTTTGAGAAATGCCCCAACCTGCTTCTTTTCCTGTTCCTCCGGAAAGTCCACCCAAACGAATAAACTTAACTGGACCGACACCTGAGGCTAAGTATGCTTGAGCAGCATATCCTGCGTAAGATGCAGCACTTGTGTTTCCTTGTCGCCATGGGTCAGATGCTTTAACACCGTCCATTGGTGTCCCAAAAACTTCGATATAATCTTGAAGACTGTTAACCTTTACTGGTTTCATTGCTGGGCCTTTTCTGGATCTACCGATAAGAAGCAAACCATCTGCTTCAGGTACTGGGGCCACTTGTGATTGGTCGATCTCGCGTAATTCAATTCCGGGAGACACAAAGTCAAACTTGGTAGGCATTAAATTTCTCCTATTAAAAATGTTATTTTCCTAGTAAATAGTTAAATAAAAGCCCAAAGTCATAAATCTCTAAATTTCTCACCTGTCGAGCTCCACGGCTTTGGATCTCCAACAATTGCTCTTTCTCTAGATATCTTTACATCAACAATTGACTCTTTCTTTTGAATGAATGGTTGGTCATCTTTCGAACCATTTGTGATATATCCTAAGACTTTTATTTGAACTTTTGAAGTAAAAACCCTCTCTTCTTGTCCCAAATTTGTTGGAACACCTGTTGAGTAATCATTTTGAATAAAAGCTTCGTATTGATATCCCTCATTCTCAATGATGATATAGTTCTTATTATTGGGTATGAATGTTGAAAGAATATCATTCATTTGCTGCTGATATTCTGTTCTTATGTTGATTTCGAAGTTGCATGTCAAATAAATCGGCTTAGGTATATAATGTGTCTCATAAACAATCTTCTTAGAACTTACTATTCCATCATTTCTACCATCAGTTACTCTGTGATGTTCTGCATTTTGGAAGTTCTGTGTCTTATCTTGCTTTACAACTGTCTTAACTGCAATATAATCTTTGCCGTTTTCTTTATTTAAAGAATACGTTGCTTGAAAAGATCCATTAAAAGAGTCGTCTTTGGAAACAGATGTTCTAGAAACTGTTATTATTGGGAGCTTAAGTTTCCCAACACCATCTCTTAGCTCTTTGTTATTTTTGATTTGATATGCTCTCTCGGAACCTAGCCACAATATCTTAACTTTTTCTCTACCCTTGTTTGTTGTAGTTTGAGGATTTAAATCTTCATCTACAAACTTGAACACAGCCGTATCAATATTTTCCAATGTAGAAGGAGTTGATGGTATATTATCATTCTGCATTAAATAATCCGTCCCTTGCTCTTATGCACTCAGCTGAGATCTCAAACCTTGTTTCTGGTTGTCCAAATAAAAGTTTAGGCTCGTTTAGCTTAACTATCTCATAATAGATAGGTCCAAACCTTACGAAGTCGCCTTCTCGAACAAATAAGTTTTGATCTTCTGTAAGTCTACGTTTGTGAAAGTTGACCGTAACCTTTGTGCTTTTGTCTAAAGCCATGTTTTCCAAGTCCGCTGTCTCTACACCATTATAAGTTACCAATGCAAATACTCTTATCGGATGAAGAAATGTTTTTTCAATCGCCTCTCCATATAAAGGATGATAGTTTGTGTTTTCAACGTCAATGGGAAAATATAATACTTGTTGACCAACAACTCTTTCGATGATCTCATCGTTGATTTGCTTAACAAGGTTCTTTTCTTTTTCTCCCAAAAACAATGGAGATGGAGGTTGCGTTGGCCTTTCCCATTTTGACATTATTAATCCTCGTCTATCGCATCTTCTATTGTTCCATGTGGAACATAGAACCATTCATTTTCATCTGTCCCTGCCCATACAACATCTACGGCTGGTACCATTTTGGATATTATTACGCTCGAACCAGTTTCACCAGTTCCATGCTCTCCCGCATATCTTCTAATCAAAGCAACCCAGTCACCAGCTCTTATCTCTGGGTTTTCTAGGTTCGACGGAACTCCTCTGTAGATCGTAACGAGCTCTGCTCCTCTATATGGTATCGGTCTTCTCCAAGTTTCATTGAACTTCTTGTAGATTATTGGTAGAAATTCACTTTTTTCATGATTCTTCTTGTGACCTCTTCTTTCTCGAGCTTCATCGTCGCCCTTAAAGAATTGTTCATTTAGGAATGTTTTCCAATTTTCCATTAATAGTTTCATCTTTTATCCTACAAATATATGAAGTGGAACTTTCTTGACGATTGCGTCCATGTTCTCAACCATTGCCTTATCTGTCTCTGCGAGTTTTGAATAAAGCATCTCATCAAGTTGTTTGTTTAGTTCTTCCCTGAGTTCTTTCTGTTCAGATGCTGCTTGGGAAAGTAGTTCCGTTGCATTAAGGGATACTTTGTCTCCCGGAATAGGAACGCTGCCACCAAACTTTCCTCGAACTTGACCGAGTGTCTCTTTCGAAAGGGCCAAAGCAAACCTTCTAATCCACTGTTGCCCTACCGAGTTAATGCTTTCAAATGGAATATTTTCCATTGGCATTGTGTTCATGTTGTTTATACCATCAACACCCGAGTCATATGAGCCGGTTGAGAAAGCATCATTGTCACCGACAACGGAGAATCTAAACCAAAACTTTTCTTCTGTTATATCGGACGGTATTGGATAGAGTCTTAGTTTATTGTCTATAATCTCATACGAATAGTGTGAGGTTCTCGTGTAGAGGTGGTCTTCGTATGCGATTGCTTGGGCTTTGTTTTGCCATGGTGGGATGACGTTGAAGGTTGAGTCATCAGCGTACTGACCATAGTTATGAAAATCGCCCACAACGTTAAGGCCGCCATAATACCCATAAAATCTCCACATTTGTCTTGGTGTAATATAATACACTTGTCTAATCTTAATTCTTTTGTTGCCCATATCAGCATAAGGAAGAGTTGGATCGCTCTCTGCTGCACCACTTACAATAGATTGTAGGTCATAGTCTTGCTGATCTGGTATAATATTAAATGAAGCTGAATAAACTGGTTCGGTTCCTCCGACCATTGCTTCTGTTGAAAACTTGTCTGCTGCTCTAAACGCATAGTCAAACTGAAACTTGGGATATTTCAAGGAAACTGAGTCTGTTCCCTCTACCGCGCCTTTATGGTCAAAAGACCCTGTTGGGCCGCCAAGAGCACTTCCTAAAGAGTTTCTAGCTTGATGGAGGTTCACTATGTAAGAATATTCCAAACACGCTTCTTCATAGTGGTTATAAACATTCTCAGCTGTAATTTCAATATCTAAGATATCTCCACCAAGTCTTTTATAAGTGTATGCAACTTGTGCAGCGGCACCGGATAAAAATGGTATTGAATCCTTATAAAAACCTATAGCTAATGAATCTGCAACATTCGCCTCAACTCCATTTGAAGTCAATGTAATAGCTGATTGTGTTGATGTCGGTGTTAAAGGTGGAAATGACATACTGAACCCTCCGTCGTAGTAAATAGTTAAAAATAAGAGAAACCCCCGAGTATAAACTACTCGAGGGAAAGGAGGTTAAAATGAACAACAATTCTTTATCTTATTTTTTTGATGCGCTTTTGCTTGCTTTACGTTTTGTTTTCTTTTCTTTTACTTCTTGCGCTGCTTCTTTAGTTTCTTCAATAATATCTTCAACAGTCTCTTTCGTCTCTTCAGCGATCTCTGCGATTTCTTCTTTTGTTTCTTCGACAACTTCTTCGACTATTTCGATTACTTCTTGCACTGTTTCGACAACTTCTTCTTTTACTTCTTTTGCAACTTCAACAATTTTCTCTGCAACGTCTGCAACTGTCTCTTGTGCTGCAATAGCTGCTTGACGTGCTTTTAATCTTAATCTTTTCTTTTTGATACCCATTGTTTTCTCCTTTTATTATGATTGAGTTGGTTGAACGCCATGGACCATACCAGTTACATACCACTTGGTTCCATCGCTAATTAAGTCCAAATAGGAACCAGCCGATGCTGCGGTTGGAATAACCAAAGTTGTTTGGCCCGACTCACCAACATTAGTTAGGGCAATGCTGCCATCGTCAGAAACTATAACCCCTTCGACAGAAGGAAAAGTCAAAGTAATGTTTCCTGTTGTATCTTGCCTTAATATAATCTTAAAATAAGAACCAGAGTCAACAAAGTTAACATCGAGATTAATATTTTCGTTAGCGGTTACAAAGATGCATTGACCAGTTAGTTTTTGGTTTAAGATGGTGCTAGTTGATACTCTTTTGGTTACCCATCGAGATCCGTTATATGGTGTTCTTGCGATTTTAGCCATTGTTTTTAAGTTCCTTTTGTTAATAAATAGTTCGGTTTTAGGTTATTTGGGAGTTGACGCGGTATAATATTTAAGGTTGTACCCTAGCTTGTCTGTTGTATCTAGATAGTGCTTCTGCATCATCAATGAACTCTTCCGTAATATAAACTGCATCTATTTCCATTGGATTGCTGAAACCGTTGTTACCAATGAATAGAGTTGTTTTGCTATCGGTTCCTGCGCCAACATGAGTTTGATTGTTAACAGTGATAGGTTGACCATCTACCCATACTCTTATTTGCCCTGATGAAACAGGAACAACACTCCACGATAATATAATGTGATGCCAGTTTCCATCTGTTAAAGAAGAAGACGCAGTGGCTGTCGGGTCTGAATCGGCTAATAATCCATGCGTAGCTCCTTTGAAGTAAATCTTTGTTGAAGATCTCAACTCTAAGAAGAACCCATTGCTGGTACCACTACCATTAACATGGGATGCTATTAGTCTAGACCAAAAACCTCCTGCGGGAGTTGTTGAACTTTTAAACCACAAAGACATTGTTTGGTTTGTTGAGCTTTTAAATTCTGAGGTCATAGGAAGAGAGGCGTAGGAGTTACTAGCAGCCGCTATAACTAAAACTCCGTCCCCATCGATGCTGGCGTTATTTAAAGTTACACCTGCTCTATTTTCAAGCCCTTCGGAAGATATAACATAGGCTTCGACCTCGACCGTTAATGTTACTTCGGTCGCTGGGTTACCAGCAGCATCACTTACATTAAAGGTTAAATTGTAAGTTCCTGCCGTGGTCGTGTCTAATGTGTCTCCACCCGTCACGACGTTTCCACTAATGTTTCCGTCGACATCATCGGTGGCGACGACTGTAAACGCAAACGTATCACCTTCAATTATGTTAACGGTGGCGTTTGTGATATCAGAGCTATCAGCATCATTTGTAATGGTTATGGTTGGAGCAGCTACATCTATTCCCTCAACATAAATTCTTTGTCTCGTTAAGTCAGATGCAATCCAAGCAGCAATTTCTTCAGTCATTTCAAAACCTTGATAGAAAGTTAAAGAATCGAAGTCTCCACCGATGAAGTCCTCTCCATTCTTATTAAACCAGAATTTTGAAAATCCTGAGTGCATGTATTGAGAAATAATTCCCCTGTCTGAATTGTGAGTTTTGCTGGCTGCCAATACACCATCGATGAAAATCTTTTGACTTCCATTGGAGGCGCCATCATAGTAGTACATAAAGTGATGCCATTGATCGTCTAACAATTGAAGGGTCAAATTATTGAATCCGTTTTCAACCGTGAAGTTATTTGCTAGATCAAATGTGCCTTGAGTGTAAGGTGAGTTCGTCACAAAATTGCCGTTGCGCATAATTATTTGAAATAAAGGGTAATT